TTACAACGCACCGGATAGCTCACCCACAATAAGAGGTTTGTCGGGAAATCTCACAGGTAATTCAGATGTGTCCGTCGCTTCAACTTTTTGGGCATACAACATCCACTCCCTGAGTGATTTTTTATCAGCTTCGCTGATAATCCCAAGTGACAGCCACGTTTGCCACAGCTGTGTTTTTTCCATTATCTCCTGAAGTAATTTTTGCTTCTCCCGTTCAGCGTCACGAATTTTCGCCGCCCTTTCGGCCTCGTCGTCTTTTATCCATTTCGCACCATCCCATTGATGGAATTCCCCCTCTGGCGGTAAAGTGGTGACATCATCCGGCAAAGCCCCCGGACGGGAAATGCACAATGTCTTCCCGGTGGCTGTGTCATATACCGTTTTCCCACGGTGATCTTCAACAACTTCCCACTGTTGCTGCGCATCGTTGAAAACGGCAACCAGGCCGGGGCCAGCCTCTGGCGGTTCGATAAGCGTGCAGTTCGCCGGTAATCCCGTATACGGTGGAATATAAACATCTCCTGCGCCTGTATACTCTTTTGTATCAGCCCGTAAGTTATAAATTTTCAGTGTCCGCGATTCCGGACTCATTTTGAAATTTGTCATGCCAGTCTCACAATGAAGTTAAACGCGATATTTTTAACTGTATTTTCTGCATTACCCGTCTCATCAACTGTGACATCATGACCATGCTCGCCCAGTGCCACGGTATGAATATGCGGGCCGATATAAACCACATGCACATGCTCGCCTCCGCTGCTGGTTGTTATATCCGCTATATATCCTGGCGTGTCCCACTTTGTTCCTCCGTTCCTCGTTGTAGAACCTGTCCAGACTCCGTTGGTAATGTGATTATGCAATCCTCCATGCTCTGTACTTTTAGAGCCATAATCAAAGGAACTTGTCTCCCTGGCTCCCAAATCCGTCGGTAATACCTTTGCCGTATGCCCGTGCCGCTTAACACCATCCTCTTCATGAGACAGTACTGCGCGCCCGTCTGGTTTGCCTTTTATTGTCCACCCCCGCATATCAGGTATTACACCTGACGGAAATACAGCTGCCAGTTGTGGATACGCAGATTTATCGAATGGCTGCCCCTGCATTATTGCAAACCCCTCCGGGGGAATATCCGCTGGCCATGCAAAAGCTATCCCTGCCGGATAAGTACCGACAGATTTCAGTTCATCGACCGCTTTTCTGGCACTGTCACTGTACTCTTTTGCATCCTCTGAACTTTTCCTGGATTCGTCGGCAAAGCGACCGGCTTCGTTTCTTAACTGCGTTGTCAGCTGTGCATTCCGCTCCACAGACTGCGCTGCATCCGTTACTGTCAGGGTATTCTGATGCACCTGGCTGGCATTCTGCGCAACTTCTGATGCCAGACGCTCAACATGCTGTACGTTCTGATAAACATCGCCTGCATTCTGTCGAATATCTGTCGCCAGGATTTCCACCTGCTTTTCAGTTTGTGCAGCATCCGAAGCGTGCTGTCCGGCACTTTGCGCGCATCCCGCAGCGATTTCGGCATTCTTCCGTGATTGTTCTTTAAATTCCTCCGCCTTATTTGTATTGTCCAGAGCTGCTGATGCTGCATTTTTTGCAGCATCAGCAGCTGCTTCTGCTTTCTCCTTGTCAATACTCACCTGTTCAGAGAGACGGTTGACTGCATCTGCAATTTCCTCAAAACGCTTCACCACATCCGGCTTCAGGTCGTCTTCATCAAGGGCGGTCAGAAAGTCGTTCAGCGTGCCGGGCTTTGAGTCGTAATAAACTGAGATATCACCAACACAGTACTCGTCGCACCAGTCCTGTTTCAGATATACGCAATATTTTCCGGTCTGCGCCTTAAAACAGTACTCGCCACAGTTTCCTGTAACCACGTCGGCAACTGTGCGCATCACCACTTCTGAGGTGTTTACCCGGGATTTCAGAATTATGTGGCATCCGGACATGGGGATGCCTGCGCCATCAATCAGCGCACCTGATATCACTACAGACATAGTTTTTCTCGCGATAAATTAAATCAGGAAAGGGTTCCCGGAGAGACGGGCCATTCAATGGCGTTATATGAGACTTTATCAGTAACGGCACTGAAATCCATCGCCTGCAACGATTTCGCATATATACGCCAGGCTTTCATTTTTTCCCTGTCTGCGTCGCTGATTAATCCCAGCAGCAGGTCTTTTTCCCACTCGCTGGTCACGATACTGACCTGCTTTAACAGAGCATCGCGTTCGTCTTCTGCTTTTAATTTGTAGTCGAAAACAAATTCATCATTGCGGTAAAACCAGTAACCCGGTGCGGTAATGCGGCGGTTGGCGGTAATATCAGGAACTTCAATAACACTGGCGTTACGGGGTTCAATTCCTGTCACATCCTTACCGACCCACACCACGCGCCCGTCTCCGGTGTAAACCATTTTTATTGTGTCACTGGCAAAATTTGTCAGTTCTTCATACCAGTTTTTGCCGTCTTCCGAAAAAAGCCAGGTGACATCATATTGTTTTGTCATCTGATATTGTTCTGCGGTTTTCGGATTGCCCGTAGTAATATTTTTTAAATGCAACATTATTAAACACTCGCCACGTTATACCAGGTACCATTAATCAGTTTCTGAAGCGGGCGGTAATACACGCCGTTGACATTATCCGCTGAATTTTTACCAGTATCCGATATCGATATCCCTGACAATCCGTGTCCCGCAGGAGCGTGATATGTCCAGGAGATTACATTGCTGCCAGGGTTGTAATACATTTCGGAACCATAACGCACATCCTGCACACCGCCATTCCGCTGCTGGTAACGGGCATCAAAATTTCCATAGTTTGATGGAGTCATCTGTCCGTTTACAGCGAATGTGATACTACCATCAGTATTTCTCTGACTGTAGAAATGCCAGCCAGAATCATCGCCAAGCTCTGCAACTACAGGTCGGGATGAATTACCCCATAAATTAAACGTTGCGTTCTTCGTGGAACTGTTGGCGCTGGATAACGTGAATTTTTTAGCATTTCCGGCCTGAATATTTTTTAACGCTATCGCCACACCATTCTGGAAACGGAATACATGCTGTCCATTGGCATAAACATCAAGAATGCCGTCGCCGTTTTGTTTTATACCTGTATCGTTATCCCCGAGAGCAATTGAGTTTCCGCCCAGCGCGTTCTGAACACCGATACCCAGTGCACCATTCACCTGAGAACCACCGCCAACAGACACTTTGTGCGACATGGATATCTCACCCGTCCGCAGGTTAATGGTGAACGGACGGAGAGGACCAATATCACCATTTTCACCCTGATTTTCCCGAGTGGGAATGAGATGCAGGCACTCTTCCGAACGACGAAAAATAAGGCCAAAGGCTTCGTTGAAAATCCTCAATGCATTAACACCACGGATTTTCAGCTCCCCGGTCATCAAATCACCAGATTTTTTTACATATCGCAGATCAAAATCTGAATAGATATTGCCGGGGTTTATCACGCTGAAATAGCTTTTCTCGCTATCAAGAAGGCAAATCAAAGGAATACCCTTAATGATATCATTCGCTACCAGCCCGGACTTGTTCCCCTTATAAAGTGGGAACGTACCAAGAACCTTTCCGCCCAGTGTCAATTGAAGCGTTGCGGCGTTGGTATTGTTCTGAACGGGGAAAACGATAATCGGGGTTCGTAGCGTCCAGTCCGAGCCTCCATTAACAAAAAACGTCGCGGGAAGCTCCAGCGTCAGTGCATTTGCAGTGCCGCCAGCAACACCCGCAATATAATGACCGCTCTGAAGCTGCGCAATCTGTACGAAATAGTTTTCCGATCCACGCGTGGCAAAGTTAGCCACAACGTCATTAAGGGACCAACCTTTCGCGGTTGTTCCTTCCTGCCCACGAATGACTTTCAGCACATCACCGCTTACCGATACCAGGTGACAAATCTCAAATGCAGACTCTTTATTATCGGTAAGCGTAATTTTTGCATAGACGTGTTGCCCGTTTGATTTATTTTCAAAATCGGCAGAAAGCAATTTTGCAAATTTAGCCCCCGTACCAGGCATCACCGGAATATCAGTCTGAATCGTCGTAATATCACCAGCCAGTGCTGAAACAACGTTATTGCCGAATCCAAGAATCATTTTTGAATCACCGTTGTTACATAGGAATAAATAAAAGGGAGTTTTACATATTTCTGGTCAATGGCATCTTTCAGAAAATAGCCGATGCCATCGCCATACTCTGGTATCTGAACAGAAAAAACGCTGTCCAATACTGTCACACTCACATCAAAAGTGTGCTGCAACGGCGGGTCTATTCCGTTTTTTCCATGAATGAACCGCGCCACACGGCGCTTTAACCAGTCAATGCAGAAATGCGAACCGTCAGCCTTATAAAAATTCCACGTTAATATTCGTTTGAAATAATCATCAGGGACATACGATGCCTGCCCCGGAACGTAATTCCGCATTGCTGCGTACGGGATCGTATTGTATTCAATGGTATCGTATGCACCGCGCGCAATAGCCTCCTCTGAAACCTGTAGTAAAGGTCTTTCAACACCGTAAATACCAAGTGCTATCCAGTCCAGCAACTGCCCGGTTATTGATTCCGATGTCCAGCATGGCAATGCCAGATTGTTGAGTGAATCGAGGTATTCCTGAGCAATTTCATTGTATGCTTCAAAGAACGCAACAACATTCGGATCATCTCTGTACTGCACAAACGGATAAGCAGGAAGAATTTTCTCAGTCAGATATTGCATACTTGTTGACCTGAACCTGTGATGCCACCGTCGAAAAATAGGAATAGGTATCGCCATAAACCAGGCTTGTGTCTTTTGCCGGAAGAACAATATGGCCGTTAATGCCAATGCTCACACTGATTGTTGAGATCAATGTCGAATCAACCAGCAATCTGACGGAGCTGGTAAAAATATCCTGGATTCGCAGCAGATTTATCGGGTGGCCGACTTCAATAGAATTGATGTAATCAGCAACGTTTTGCTGCACAGCCATAGCAATACCCGCCGGATCAACATAATCATCAGACACCGTGTTCCAGGTGATTAGTACCATGACGTTTTGTGATGACGGGATAACGAATGGCACCTGATAAACGTCCGGCGAAACGGTTATTGAAACCGTGCGTTTTTCCACTGCCGCACCGGATGGATTGCTTACATCGTTGGTCAGTTTCGAAATATCCGGTACAGATTTATAAATCGCATAAGCCACATCATACGGATCACCACCACCAACAACCGCAACCCATTTCCCCAACGACGGCTGCCGGAAAGAAATCAGGTTTTCTCGCACACCGCTTACTGATTTGAGCATCGCTTTAAAGCAATCCGGTGTTCCCTGCACACCAAACATGCCGGACTCCATGACTTCGGCGCGGTAAGATGCCCACGTCTGCGCCTCCTGACCGGGCATTCCTGCGGTAAGGTTCGTGCATTTTACAGGCTGGTCTTTGGGTACTGATGTAATGACCTGCGTCACGGTTCCTTCCGGTACAGCCCATGAGCCTGACGTTGTGGCCACACAGTAGACTGGCTCAGTCTGCCCGCTTTCCGGCACCACCGTATCGCGGGAAACCGCATACTGGTAGTTACCGTCTCCAACCACAAATCCTTTAGGGATACCAAACCCCGGCAACGCCTCAAACACCACGTATACAGCCGTATTTGTACTTAATCCCTTCTGTGCTCCATATATGTTTCCGAGTTGCATCAGTAACGGAATATTCGCGCCGTATGGGCTTACGGAGTTAATAAGATCAACACGCGCCTGGTCTATTAATGCCAGCGCCCCGACTGCCGTGCTGGCAAGGTCTGTAATAAGTCCCGCCGGAAGGTTGGCTGTATATCCAGGTACTTTTTCAGCAACCCTGGTGATAAGATTCGCGAGCAAGTCATTGGGTGGCGTAGGCTGCGCACCCGCACTGGTCATAGTAATTGGTATTTCTGACATAGTTAATCTCAAGGATAAGTTATGAAGAAATTAATTTTATTATTAATTGTACCCACTCTTTCATTTCAGCATGCGATAAAGAATAAGACAATAATCATACCCGTCTAATAAGAGCAGCCTGCAACGATGCTATGCATAGATTAAAAATTAAATACGGGCGGCGCTTTCTGTGTCATACTGATAACTTTACTGCCGGAAATATGAATGCTGCATACTTATCAGATTCCATCTATGGAAAATCTGGAATAATGTTAATGAAATTCGACAATATTTATTATGATAATTCCTCCTAACACTTTACACAACCCATATAATATAAAAGATATGGGCACAGTCATTTCTCTAATTATCAAGTATGTAAAAAGGCAATTACTGACACTAAAGAAAACACAAAAAAAATAATAAAGATTATCTAGATAAAGAATAGATCATAAAACCCATGAGGCAATGAATTCAGTCTTGAATGACATGATAAAAAACTTTGAAAAATGTGTATCTAGCAATAAGTAGCAGTTAGACTGCCCCCGAGAATTTACCTCATACCGGAAGCTACATCCGGTAAATATGCAAAACCCGCCGATTGCGGCGGGTTCAAGCGTCATAGGTTTTTAGCCTGGCTAACTCATCAGAGGAAAGTTCAATAAATTTTTCCTCTGCAAGCCTTACCAGTCGTGGAAGCATCGCATCCACACGCTGATGTGCATCAGGGTTTATGATTGCAAGAATCTGGTAGTGCTCATCATCGTAAAGGTGCTGTGCGAAAACAAGGAAATTATCACAGGTTCTTGCACTTAACGGCGCATCTGGAGGCCATGGTTTATCACCAGGTAACTTTAAGTGTATTTTTCTGATGTTCGCGGCCATCGCATCATAATTTCTTTCGAAACCACCAAGCGAACCAAAACACCAGTATTGTGAACCATTTGAAAGAAAATCTGCCAGCATTTGCGCGTATTTGTGCGCAGCCGCGAGATGGCACAACTCACCTGTTATACTGACCTTCGCCATATCACATCCATTTCGGTGTGTTGACGCCCAGCATTTTGTGGGATGCTGTAATCAGATTAATCGCCTCTTCGCGAGTAACTTGAGATGGTAAAGATTCTGGCCGCGCAGGTAAAACCTGTTTAACTTCTGCGGCCAGTTGAACAGCAGTATTTTCAACGGCAGTTAAGGCGCGTACATACTTCCGTTTCAGCGGACGAAGTATGCCCAAATGCCCCTGCCACATCGGCGATTTTTCCGCGACCGAAAACATCTCCACGATGTGAATTTTCGCACCGCGACATGCTTTTGCCAAACCGTCAAGATGCGGCAAAAAATCCTCTGGAAGGTTATCCGCCACTAACTTTCCATCACGGAACGCTTCAAGATGACGCATTCCTGCGGTAGCAGTGTTTTCAACTTCCTGAGATAGCCCGGCAATTGCAGAACAACGTCTGAAAGCTTCTTCAGCATTAAGTCTCTGCGGCATTTCACAGGCATTTGAGATCAACGGAAGAAACGCACCATTAACAGATTCATTAATCTGATTAACCTGCTGCGTAATTGCCGCCAATGCGAATGCGTAACCTATTGCCATGTCTTGTCCCTCAGTCGTTGTTAACGACTATATACCACGATTTTTACTTTAGCCAGATACAAAAGTCCGCAGAGTTTAGAGTCACCGACTGCATCAGGCAAGTAAAAACATGCTTTCATGTCGGAACCTGCGTACGGTAGCTGGTCCCATTAAAAAACACAACATCGATGTTATAGGTGGGGTTCTCAGTCCCATCTCCCCTTGAAATTGCCAGTGATGCAAAATACCCGGCAAACTGTTGCTGAACCATGTTCACATAGTAGTCCGGGTAAATTTGCTGCACGATGCACTGCTGCGCTGGAATACCGTAATTCGCGTAAAACGGCGACTCCCCCAACCCCAGCTTTAACGTCTGAATGAGCGTCGTCAGCCAGCCGTAGGAGAAATCACCGTTGGCGTCAGATTCTACAGCAACCCATTTTTTGTTGCCGTTCGCGTCGGTGACGCGGCCCCATGTTCTCATACGATTATCCTCACAGCTTTATCTGCTCCTTGCGGAGTTGTCTTAGCCTTAGGAATCAGTTCGCTATCCATTTAGAACCTTTATGATCTCTGCGATTCCCGGAAGAGATTTAGCAACAGCAAACCCTCCGATAACTATAAGAACTGTATAAAACATTCTTCTTAGAACCGGACTTCTTTCGAGCAATTTTAGAGCTTCCACAATCCAGTCTCCTCCGCTAAAATTAATCACGGAAGACCTCCAAACATACGTAATTATCCCTTGCCGTATTCAAGGTCAGAAACAAAAAGCCCCAACTGCTGCAACAGTTCGGGGCTTTCGCTTTATGGATAGAATTTAAAGTGAAATAAACCGGTATTAACCCGGATTTGGTTGCTTCGACGTAATCGTGCTGCCGCCGCTTTGAACGCCAGTCACATCGTGACTGTGGCCGCTGACGCTCACGCCGTTGATAACTGCATCCTTCTCGACCTTGAGAGGACCAATCAGCGAAGCGGTTGTATCCTTCATCTGGGCTTTGTCCTGGACGATCGGTCCGTTGAGGTGAATTTTCCCGTTCAGGAAAATATCTTCGGCCTCGAGGTAAACAGCTTTCGACTTTTGCCTGATTTCTTCCGGAGCCACCGTTACCGAGCTACTGCCATCCTCTGTTTTGAGAATTGCGCCGTCAGGACCGTACAAAACGATTTTTTGCGGATCTTCGTCGGACCATTCCTTGTTTGCCAGTGGCACGAAAAATAGTGGAGTGAGCGACATCGAGTAAGAGAGTGTCGCCATACCTGTTCCCAACCCGGACACACCGCGCAGGGATACATCAGCGGAAATTGTTACTCCTCGATCACCCGGCTGTATCGGGTAACGGATATACGGGAATGTGGCGACAGGGATTGTTATCTGCGGAAAGTTGATCCCCTCTGGCAACATATCAAACTGAACGGTCACTATCTGCCCACTGACATCTACAACATGGCAGGGCAATTCACGACCTTTAAGCTCGGCTTGCTGGTTACCAGAACTGGTCATCATCTCCGACAGCGTTCGGAGAAACGGTAATTTTTGAGCGTTTGACATTACACCCTCGCCCAGTTCTCAGCATATGCCTCGAATACCGTCACCCAGGCATCGCCATCGGCTGTCAGATACGAACCAATGTGTCTGACCGATTTCACAAGAAATTTCCCGGTAAACGTGGTCGAGTTTTTGGAGATAACGCCAGGAGCCATTGTATTAGCCATCACTATCGACGCGGCGCCCGAATAAAGCCCCTCCGGCAAATTAACCACATCACCACATCTGATATCGCCCCTCATCGGGCATTTGAAGCTGACGGTAAACGGCGCTATCCATGTCGGCTGCCCGACCAGTTCATGGGCATGAATTGTTTTTGGCTCACCCCACTTTGCTGATGCGTTATCGTAGATTCGTATTCTGTCGGAAAGAATACTGATCGCGATTCCGCTATACCTTTCATTACGCATCATCGCAATAGAAGCGTTTTTTACGACCATAGCCAGAGAACCAATCTCCGTATATTTACCCGTCCACGGCTCTGGCAAAACCAGGTTGTCGCTGACTGTGCAATCAATCAATTTATTGGGATATGCTTTTTGCAAAGCGCGGACTAAAACATCGCCAACCCTTTCGCCTGCTTCCCCCTGCCCCTCAATTGAAAAAGGTTTACCGTCATCGGTTTTGCGTATGCTTGGATTTATTACCAGGTTTAAAGTCTGGTTCGTGCCGATCCAGTTGGCATAGGCCAGATAAATTTCACCATAGATTACCTCCCCCTGTTGATCCTTATTTGCCAGTGGTAACCCCTGAACAAAGCCTGCTTTCATACGGACCAGCCCCCCCTGCAAGCTTACACTTTGCTTCAGCATGTCAATTGGTAATCCATAGATCGTCAGCATCGTGCCCGAACAGACTACATCCAGGCCGGTTACTTCAAAGTCAAATTCAACATGCAACCCACATCCTGGTGTTTCACTGGTATCAAAAGGTCCAATGGGTTTTCCATTGCTATCCACTGGCGGCTTGCCTGTTTTAGGATTAATAATTTCCAGTCGGTAATAACGCATTACGAAACCTCAAACTGATTCGTACTTTCGCGAAAAACAAGTTTCCCCGGTGAGCAAGGCAGCGCCAGATTGATGTCGTAACTGTCAGGTGACGCAATCAGCGGCATGTAAACAATCACGTCTCCAGAACTGTCTTTCAGTTCCAGGTAGTAACGATTTGCATACAGGTTAAACGGAACGCGGGCGAATGTTTCATATTCTCCGATTCTGGCCGTGAACTGAAACGGACCTCGCCCGTCTGGTTTGAAAGGAATTAACGTTGTCATAAGCCAATACCAAACTCCTGCACGACCTGGTTCTTAATACCTGACCACGATAGCGGCCCGTCTGACGGCATCCCTTTATCAAATTTATCCAGAACGCTCGCCAGCGTTTTTACCGTTTGTTCGACAGACGATAATGGTTGCTCAAACTCAATCTGCCAGGTGTGCTGAACCTGCTTGTTCTGCTCAGAGAAACCGGATGTATCGATAAACGACCGCATCAGACAGCGCGTGTAGATAAACGAGGGAGTCAGAACGGTGTAGCAACCGCCATACTGGTTATGCATATCAAGCGCCATTTTCAGCGCCGTAAACGTCATCCCCTTAGTGGTGTAGCCACCGTCCTCCGTTGATGCCGGACGGATCATCTGCATGACTACCCGATTGGGCTTCCTGACGGTCGCATTCGCTGCCGTTACCTGGTTATAGAAATTCAGGTTGCAAATATCCTGCTGGACCAGCGTTGTCCCGGCCATTGGCGTGAATGCCGCCATCGAGCGTGTATGAATCTCTCCATGCAGCAGACCGTTCGCGATACTTAGTCCTTCGGTCAGAACAACAATCGGCATCACCCCGCCGGGAATTTTCGACGCTATGCCATCAACTAAAAGAATGGGCGAAACTTCAAACGCCAGTTTGAAAGCTTGTCCAAAGTAATTAAGTGACATCTTTTACCCCGGTATTTGTTGCGTTCCGGCGAGTTGTGCCAGTATGTCGGAACCCGGCGATTGTCGCACCTGAAGCTCAATTATTGCGCGGGCATTTTTGCCAGCACCCTGAAGGTTATCTCTGGCATTTCTTAGCTGATTCATAATACCAGGGTGTTGATCCAAGGCTCCCTGTATCTGAGGCAATAATTTAATTAAATATTTTACAGTCTCCATTCTCAAACTTAGATTTCCATCTCTATCAATACGACCTCCGTTATATGCCGTAAGCATTTTTGCCACATCGCCTTTATAACGCCGATTCAGATCATTTAAAAAGCGGCCAGCCGCAAGAGTGGATTTATTTGGGTCATAAACATCATCACCCACCAGACCATACTGTTTTGCGGTGCTATCCCAGAATTGCCACAACCCCTTAGCGAATCTACCTTTTTCATCTGGAGTTCCTCTTGCAAGAGGATTCCACGAAGATTCAACCTCCGCAATAGCTGACATCATATTTTTAGGAAGTCGATAAGTATTATTGGCTTGCTCTACAAAGTTCTGAATATTTCTCTTTAAATCATTAGGCATATGGTAATTTTTATATACATCATCCTGTTTATAAAACTCACCCGTATACTGATTTGTCATCGGGTTTGCTCCCGGCAACGCACCACCGAGATATTTATTCCCAAATGCCGCAAGAACTGGATCTGCCTGTTCAGCACCAACTCCGGTTCCGGGGAGATATTTATCTTCCCCACCGATCCATTTGATAGCTGACCATATTGCTTTTGCAATCCGGCTCACCGCCAGAGAAAAATCGTCAAGATCATTTTTAAATTGTTCGCTATTCAGCCACTTACCAAGTTTCTCCAGCCCTTCGCCAGCCTCAGTGAGAATTTTTTTAAAATTTCCACCATTCAGAAAACCTTCAATATTGGATGTCAGTCCATCTGATGCACCTCTGATTAGTGGGTTATATCTGGCGAGAGCTGCATACCAGGAATTTGATATTCTGTTTCCATTTACCATCAGGTTACTCACCGTGTCCTGATAACCTGACTGCATAGCTGGCGTGAGGTAAGTGCCGAGTAACCTGGTATTTGCTGCAAATTTCTCATTCAGTTGGGGGATCTTGTCCAGATTCGCTTCCATCTGGTTAGTTGTCGCGACATCAACAAATCCAAGCCCTTGTCCGTTGAGAATCCCCTGAGTAAGTCCTGAACCTTTATATTGCTTAACGAGAGATGCAAGCGCGCTCATAAGTTTGGGCAGATTCTTTGCAGCACCATCTCGCGGATCAATTCCAAGACTAACCAGGCCAGCATAGTTTGGATCGTTCGGGTTTTTCTGTGCGTTAGCCAGATGCTGAACCAGCTCTTCTGTGCCAGAAAAATATGGCGAATAGGTGGCACGTGCGGCCTGCATTTGGGCGGTTTCCATCCCTAAACCCTGAGCTACGCTATACTGTGCCGCGACTTTACTTGCCATATAGCCGTAGCCAAACGGCCCCGCAACCCCTATTGCAGCTATTTTCGCCCCCCACGAAACCGTGGTTTTAAACAGGCTTTTTAACCGGGAATTAGTCGTTTTAAGCGTTGAATTGATCTGTTTGTAAGTTTTCAGCGTCCCCTGAGCGTTTTTACCCAGCCCGCTGAGGTACTTATCAAACATCGTTTCGCCGCGACCTTTATAGTTGCTCACCAGCGAATCAGGTGTTTTCCCGCTTCCAACAAAGCGCCCTTTTTCATCCCTTAAACGTCCATCAGTGGAAGCAGCCGAAACTGGCGCGGGTGAAGATGGTTTCCTGGGAGCCTGATTGGCTTCTCCGCCTGTAGTTGTCTGCCGGACGCCACCTCCCGGACCTGTATTTGAAGGTATTTTAAGAGGCGTACCGGCAGGGCCAATCATCAGCCCGTTGCGATACTTTTCAAATATCGCCTCAAGTCGCTTAAGACGTTCTTCATTAACGTCCAGTGTCAGAACCGGCATCTGATTACCTGACATTCAATACACCTCCCGGCGTCGTGCATTTACGCAGCTCACGAAACTGAGCTGCTGTTTTTACATTCAGACCGGAATTTGCCCAGATGTCGCTGAATCCGTCTCCGGCTGAGTAGTCGAGGATGTCGCTGATAACGTGCTCGCCGTCGCGCCAGAACTGGCGACAGGCTTCAATGTCGGCAATGAAGCAATCCATTCCGTAAGACTCAAGGATGAAATGCGACTGTTCCACATTCCACTGACTGCCAGCATCATCTGTTCCGTCTGCTCCGGTGTGTTTATCGACGAGACGCATGTAAAAAAAACGAGTTCACCTGCCACATCATCAAATTCAACGATGCCGCGCTCCAGCGCCATATCAAGCGGGATCGTGTCGTAGCCTTTCCCTTCGGCTGGGTAAACCAGATTCGCAAGGCGAATGATTTCATTCACGAGCGTATTGCGAACGCCCTTTTCGCCATCCCAGATATTCATATCTGAGGAGATCCTTTCCAGCATAAGGCAGGCGATACGCGGACCCGCAACGACGCCAAGACCTTCAGAAAAAATGGCAGAAAAAGTTTTACTCAGAATGAAGAAATGCTCTTTAAACACCTCTTTGCTGATCGGCGTGGCATGGATCCAGCCATTACCCTTTTCTGTCCGGACAGGAATAATCAGATTCAGATTTCGGGAGATTTTCATACCAGATCCCACATTTCAGAGTTGATGTAATACGTACCGGTAATGGTGATGGCCACACCCGGCTCGCCCCCGGCGAAGGTCATATCCTGCACGTTGGTGATCGCCGTGTTATAGATATCGAAGTCACCGAATACCGTGCTGTCGCTATACACTTTTGCGTCGCCGATCGTGGCGTTCTTTTCCCATTGCGCCTTGAATTGTTTTCCCAGCGCCTGGCTACGCAGCAGATGAACACGCGCCTGTAAAATCATGTATGGCTGCGGCGACTGCACGGCTCCCGTCATAGCAGGTAAAAACTCCGTGATATTGCCCTGAAAGGACAATTCGACGCCTTCTTTTGCCAGAAATGAGGCGGACACATTCAGTTCGGAATGAGAGGTGAATTTAACGCTGGCGCGAACCCGGTTAAGGGTGCCAACGGGGATCATTGGATTAGGCACGGTTCAGTCCCTCACGAAAGCTGCATTGTCACATTGATGTTAAAAATGATTTCGACAAATCCGCGCATCGGCGTATAGGAGGCCGAAAGGCCCGCATAACGCCCGATACCGTAATCATTCGGATTAGTGTTGATATACTGGCGGAAAGGCACTGCATCGACGACAGGCTGACCGTTGACCAGGCCGTAAGATACGCCCGTATTGAACACCGCCTGTGCGACCTGCTGTAGACGGTCGATCCCGTCCTGGTTGTAGTAAAGCGGGTTAATTGGGTTATTGCTGCCGTTGATCACCGTGTTGGCGAGCTGCATATCGACATTAATCTGCACCCAGTCCACGGAATACCAGTACGTCATATCGTTACCGTCACTGGTAACGCCTTTCACCAGAATCGTGTTGGAAATTCCACCCTCAGCCCCCGTGTCGACGTAGTTAATATTCTGCTTCGTCATCGTGGTCAGAATGGAATTTTTGCCCTTGTGGGCATTTACCGCCTGCAGATAGCGAAATGCCATCGGCGGCACCTTGTTGATTTCTGAAGGTGATGCGGAAACATAGTTCCACATTACGGCTGCTGCCGCGTTTGTCGCCGGGTACGTATCATCCGCCGTTGCAATAACCGACTTAATACCGGCATAAGGCGAAACGTAATTCGTGTCGTCCGGCGTTTTCGTCAGCACGAAGAAATACTGCATCGCTTCGTTGGCGGTGTGGAGTTTTGCCAGACTGATAAATTCTGCGTCACCATCCCACGGCTGCGGCACCAGATACGCATAAAACCGCAGGAGCGGATCTTCCATATAAGCTTTCAGTGCAGCGATTTCCTTACTGACCCCGCCTTTCTGTACTCCCAGCTCCAGCAGGTAAATCCCAACTGAATTTCCCTGGGCAAAAAACATGTTTACTGCCGTCACCAGATTTTCACTGCCGACAATGGAAAACTGCCCCAGTGTCACTGGCGAACCGGAAAGCTGAGAATCAGCAATCGTCCAGGTCAGTGTTTTTTCATCCGTGACGGTAGCAGTATATTCGCCATTCCACGCGTCGGGCGAACACCCGGAAACAACAATTTTCACCTCAGAACTGTTTTCGCGTCGGATGTTGCTCCCTTCCGGAAGCGTCATCGTAACGGTGACGTTTGCCGCAGATTTTCCTGCGGCAGCCGCCGACAACGCAGCAATCGGATTTTTAACCAGATCGTTAATATCCTGATTGCTGGTGAGTAATACAGGCTTCCCCGGCTCATTAGTCGTGGAGCCAAACGAGAGAACCGCAGACATCTGCTGCAAATTCGAGGGTATAGCCCCGATGGTCTGGGACACATTCACCGTGACGATATTAAATCCCATTATTTAACCTCATATTTACAAATAACTTTTTCAATCAACTGCCGGGATATTTCCCGGGCGGTGCTCTGGTAGTAATTCACGTCAAAATCGACAATCTTTTTCTTCGCCAGAGCGTTGATTTCAACCTGTCCCGACTTTGCGTCCTGAACCACCGGAATATTAGTTACACCAAACTTTTCCTCCTCCAGCGCCCTGTTCACCACCGAGTCGACAAGATCCAGCGCCATTTTGTTGCTGAATCCGTAAAGCGTCAGGCGAACCGAATCCTGGACGAGCTGGAATCGCTCACCACCGAAAACAATGGGAGCCACCTGCAACGGAATGCTGTTGCGAACATCCACCGCGATATACGGAGGACGAAGGTTCTGAGGTACCAGGTAAGACGGATACACGGTCGCGGCATCTTTCATTTGCAGCCAGATCGGGATGCTGTTGGAGATGATCTGCTCGTCGCTGATATCCTCCTCGCAGTCGATAATCTGAGAACGCATAGTTGGTAAAATCGCCATGCCGCGATAATGAAAAATACCCGACTGCTGATAGCGGCTCTCCATTCGTGAAAAAGCGAACTGGACGCCGCAGTACTCACCGAGATAGATCGCATCGGGATTTTCCACATTAAAATCATCAACCTGCTGAACAGGCGTGAAAATAATGTTGTTCACATCCTTCGAGACAGACTCGTCCTGAATCGCAATAACCTGACGATGCAGGCTGCCTTTGATTTTCAGACGAGTTGGTGACTCAATATTCAGGCGACACAGTTCATCGCAACTGATGATTTCCGCATTAACCCAATAGACAAAACCATCCAGCGGCAGAACCTGCCGGACATAAAGCCTGAATGTGATTTCCTGGTCTGACGAGATGGTTTCAACTGCGGATTTAAGAACGGATGAGAGCTGCGAACTGTGCTGTTCGGCTAATTCATCAAGACTCGGCATTGTTATCTATCCACGCTATAAAGCTGCCCTTAAACAGGCCGCCGTCTATGAATGACGGACGCCGCTCCCCGGTATATTTGTCCTTAAGCCTGGAGTTAACGCCCAGTAGCGCGGCCTGAGTTGGCACAGGGTTTCCGTTAATCGTCATCCCGGCCATTTCTTCAGTTTCAAGAAAAATATGGAAAATCTTCTCAGTCCCTTCCAGAAAATGCTCGCCTGGTAGCGGAGCCTTATGCTTAAGGTGATTGACCAACTGGTACGCCAGTTCAGTACCTGCCTCCTGGATAATCTCGTCCTTATGCATTTCCCAGAAGTGCGTAAAAATTTCGTATCTCTCCTCGAGGTCACAGGCCACGTCGAACGTGGTTTTTCCCGGTTCGTCGCCGTAGTCATACGGCTGGTCGATAACACCAAAACAGAGTTTCATGGCGTGTACCCCCATACCGTGCCCATCTGCATCAGCACCGCAATAACCTGTCGTCCATACGGATCCTGCAACATCTGCAAATCCAGCAAAGACAGATTACTCAGCGCGTCGCTGATGGTGATCGAACCCGATGTCCCCTGGTCTGCTGCCGCGCTGACGAGTCCTGTTACCAGACTCCCAAGATTGAGTTTTTTTCGCAGGTTGGCAAACCACGAGCCGGGGGCGAAATTCAGGAGGAATGAGGCGGCAGCGTTATAAACCGTTCGCACATAGATGATGGGTAAACGCTCCAGCCCCTGATCGTGAGGGATTAGCTCCATCGCAGACTGAAAGCAACATTCCAGCGTCGGATCATCGTCAGCAATGGCGTGAACCGGTACTTTCATGTCATCACGAACGAAGCGAATAAACCCCTCCAGTGACGGACACAGGGTCATTATTTTTTAACCTTAATATTTCGCTTTGTGCTGGGCGGATTTTCCTGTTCGGTGTTGATCGCTTCTCCGGTGATTTCCATCTCAATACCGCCCGGTTGAGGTTTTTCGCCGCTCTGAATCACCGCCTGATCCACTGCGTTATTCAGCGATACGGCGCTGGCCGCGAGAATTTCCTCTGACATGGATTCCAGATTTTCCGTTTTCTGCTCCGCGCAATCCTCAATACGACCGACGCTCACAGGTTTATCGATGGAATAGCAGATACCGGAAAAATTCTTGTCCACCTTGTCACAACGCTGGAATCCGTAAGGCTCATGCTGTCGGATGATGTGGTCGATAATATCGGACTGATTTTCGATCATATGCTGACGTCCGGACGGAATTGTCACACCGAACGACTGCGTTTTTTCGGGGAGTTTGTAGTTGAACGTGTGCGGCTGACGTGAGCAGTTAGCGATGTAGAGCTTCATAAATTTTTCCCACAAAAAAGGGGAGCATTTAGCTCCCCGCGTTATCAGATTGAACGTTTATGCGTATTTGGCAGACAACAGGGTGATCCCCTCCGGGCGGAAGTTCCAGCCCGGTGTCGCACGCATGGTATACAACGTGGTCAGGCCGCCATCCGGCATAGGGGACGGGATTTCCGTCGGCGCTGCCATGTCGCAGAACATCACGTTGACGGCCTGCTGGTTAGGGACCAGCGTGGAGAAAATATTGGTGTTAATAGCGTGACGCGCTTCCGGAACCTCAATCGTCGGGTTCGTAACGATGATCAGGTCACTACCACCAGCCCCCTTACCAATCAGCGTGTCATCCTGGCAGAAAATGATGTCATCGCCTGTCGCCTTATCAGCGACGTCTTTAACCATCGTCCCCACTGTTCCGGTACCGCCTCCAGGACGCTGGTAACTGGTCAGCTCAACAATTCCTGTCCACTCCAGCGCCTTCATGAATCGCTGCGGACTCAGAATGACTGTCGTTAATGGCTGCCCCAGCAGCAACATGCGGGTTTTCTGGTCAGCAATCAGGCCAAGCATAAATTTAGCCATCTCGCCGGAGTCCCAGGTGGTGTAAGAATCATTGCCTTTGCTGTCGTTACCCAGATTCAACGTCACTGCATTCGGGGAGTTGGTGATCCCCTCGTTATTAGCTGCATTCACGCCATACAGCAGCATATTACGCAACATTTGAGCGTGTCCCTGGCGGTTAGCCAGGCGCAGGCCTTCAATCAGAGAATAGCCCCAGCGATCTGCTGCATCAGTATCGAGATAGCTGTATTGCGAACGGGAAGAAATTCGGTAAGTCATCATCCCGTCATAGCCGCCAGAGATACTGGAAGACGGTAACTGGCCCGGCAGAGACTGGCTGACCTGCGCCTGCGAGGTCATGCGCAGATATTTCTGATAGACCATCAAATCACTGGAACTGATTTTTACCGCTGGAGCACCACCAGCCAGGACTTCAAACGCCCCGGAAGCCATGCTCTGTTGCACGATCATTTCCGGCAGCACCATTGACGGCGACACAAAAGTAGTCGCGGGAGTAAATGCGCTCATTAATTAATATCCCCTTAAATTAAAAACAGGCCGCACGGCTTGCCGATTTCCCAGACAACGTTACCGCCATCCTCTTTTTTCACCGTCAGGTTTCCTTCAACTGAAACCATCAGCAACTTAATGTCCACTTTCGGGTTAGCCCCCGGCGTTCCCGTGTAAACATCAATGACGTTATTTGTCAGGTCCCACACAAAACCACTGGCAGCAACGGTGTTATTGCCATCAGCCAACGCAACAACTTCTGCACTGACCGGGAGAGGAATGCGGGCGCCTGAGCCAACGCGGTAATAGTGAACAAAGCCACCCGCGAGATATAACGGCACCGGATTATCCGACGTGGTAATGCCATGAAATGCCTGATTAAAGACCGTAAAGGCGTTACAGGCGTCCTTCGTGGCCTGCTTGATAACCGCGCCGTTAACACTGTCTTTCGCGGTAGCGATGCACTCGATAACACCGACACCACCCCATACCGGTTCAGTGATTTTGCTGTTCAGTCGTCCGGAGCAAAGTTGCAGACGAATTACCGGATCATCCTGCGCATCCCCCTGCATCAGCCCACGGGATTCGACGTTAAAAAGGCCACCAAATGCTCCACGGTTTTTAAACGGATGAAAGTTAATATCAGCCATTGTTCAGGCTCCCTTGAGTGTTAATTTTTGCCAGACGACGCCCCGGAATTTTGAAGGCACTCAGCCAGACGTTCGGATCGCCCTGATATTCAGTAATGCGACGCCCGGCTTCATCGTTGCGGATACGTTTATGCAGTTGCCCCTGCGTACTCATCATTTCTTTTTCGATGGACTGACGGGCGGCACTGAAAATTGCGTCCTCAAGCACAGCCAGCGTTGCAGAATCCGCAATCGCGCGAATATTGACGTCCTTATGTGCCGGAGAGTGTTTCTGCATAGCGATTAGCGCACGCTTGCGGTAGTCCAGCGCATTTTCACCAGAAAACGGTGCTGGCGCGTTTTTACCGCAGGCACTGAATGCGGAGTCGGCTTTTGCCTGCGCTTCTGCCAGGGCAGAGTCATTGCGTTCTTTTTCTGCCTCCTCGTCAGCCTTACGCTGTTCTTCCGCTTCGGAATCAGCCTTTGCTTTCTCCTCAGCATCTTTGGCTGCTGCCTCGTCAGCTTTGGCTTTTTCTTCCGCCTCCTTTGCCGCAGCTTCATCAGCTTTACGCTGTTCCTCTGCGGCTTCATCGGCTTTGGCCTTTTCTCCGGCCTCTTTTTTCGCCTGTTCTTCGGCGTCCGCCCGCGCTTTGTCCCGCTGTTCCAGAGAGTCCATGCGCGTAACGACACCATCGATTTTCTGATTAATGCCTTGCAGGGCATCGCTCACAACCCCCTGTAACAGGGCCTGGAGTTCTTCTTTTTCCATCTCGATTTCACCTGTGTTTGTCACTTCAACCCCTGCGGGGATCCGGTCTTTATCCCACACGCCCAGCGAGCCGTGGTCTTTCGTCACCAGGGCAATGTGATCAACAAGGAAAGGAACGCCTTCGATTAAAAAATTGGTGTCACCTTCCTGTACTTCCACATTTCCTGATGTGCTGTTGAACACCACCGACGGGCTTGTCGAAACATCCCCCTCAGTGATTTCTTCAACAATGCTCTGGAGGTAAACGCGGCACACCGCCCATACCTCATCACCCCGGATATACGGCAGCATGACGCTACCGACGATCCGCGATTTAAAATCCTCCTCCGTCAGAACTGCGTCGTCAGGATGGTTTGCGATAACCGGAAGGCCATTGCATCGCCTTAAAAACTCCTCGTTCAGATAGAGCTTTGGATCACGCCAGACGTGCTCTTTCAGCCCGGCGCGATAGGCAAGCCCGGTTCCGGTTATTCGCAAATTCACCAGCCACATGTTGGAGAATTTCACTGGAGACGGTACGGTTCCGTCCCTGATGCGTTCTGCCACTTCAAGCTCGGTTAAACTCACGTTTGCCCTTCTCCGTTAAAAATTCGTCGGGTAGTTTCTGAGGGGCGTAGATCGGCAGTGCATCGCAACTGCAATAAACCTCCTCCCCGGCAGCAGTGATTTCGTCATAAAAACCATATACGGGCTTAATCAGCCCCTGCTCCAGCGCCCACGAATTGCGGAGGAGATAAATTTTCTCGTCGCGCTCTTTGTGGTCCTGTCGGTATTTGTAGCCCGGACGCCGCCAGTTAGAATGCCAGCGCAGAGCAATCGCTCCACTCTGAACAGCCAGCAGATACTTAACGTTGCTTGCCAGCTTATACCCCTGATCAATTGCCACCCGGCGACTGATAAAATCCATATCCTTCAGGGACTTCTGAAAACCGGACTTCACTTCCCGGCGATCAATTTCGCTCACCCCGTCAGGCGGAATGGACGTAACCCATCCCTGAAAACGCTGTATGGTTTTCTCGATAGCCTGTTCGCGGTTGAGTTTTATCAGGTTGGCACTGGCGAAAATTCGCCTGTCGAGTTCCTTACGAAACTCAGGTTTCAGTTTTTCAACAGTGATTTTTTTAGGGCCATCAGGAGGCTGATCCCGTAATGCCCCGCCGTCGATGACAAGACGGCTGTAGATAGCGGTGAGATGTCTTCTGGCTACGGTATCATCAGGGGTTTCTCGCTGAGCGGCTACACGGAGTTTCCGGCACCATTCGAGCAATGATTTTTCGCTATCCCACCCGTGATTTACGTAGTAGTTAACGGCATCCGTCAGAACCTCATACAGCGTCCTGATCCGTTTCTTCTTCCTCACCGCCCGGCTGGAAATTGCCATCAGGCGTCTCCTGCTTCGGTGGTTCATAATTCGCCAGCGCGTCCACATCAATGATGAGTGGAGCTTCGCCATAGGTTTGCGTGGCATTAACAAGGCTTGCCAGCCATTCAGCGAGGGCGGCGCGGTTTTCAGGATCAACCTGTGGCGACACGGCAGAGAAAAGTGCTATCGCCTGTTGAATCACTTTACTGTCGCTTTCCCGGCGTTTGTCCGGCGACTCCTCCACCAGCTCCTGCCACGTCGCGGTAAATTCACGTCGCCACTGGTAAAACGTGGTTTTATAGTCGTCGGTTATAATGTCCGGGTAATCATTTTTCAGCGACTGATAAAATTCCTCGTTCCAGGCGATGTACTGCACCAGGCGTTCGAAATAATCCATCACAGGCTCAATCTGCTGGCGCACACCATCGATATACTGGCTGATGGCTTTCGAGTCCTCCTTACCTTCACCGAATCCGTTACTGAACGCTTCTTCCTTGATAATAATGGCCGGAACATCACTCCCGGCGGCAATATCAGCAATGATGTTGTCGCGGGCAGTATTCAGCGCCCCGTCGATGTTTTGCAGGTTCAGTGAACTTACGTCTTCGTCTTTTCCAATACTCAACACGCCTTTATTTTTGGCGGCTTTCACGTTTTCCCTTTTACGCCCCGTGGCAGCAGCCATGATCCCGTCAATTTTCGAACTGTTCTGCACAACTTTAGCCACCAGTACGCCTGCCTTCTGGCTGACGAGATCATTCGCCTCCATCGTATTGATATAGGATTTCAGGGAATAAAGAACTCGCTGAAACACGCTTCGCCCGGTGAATCCGAACGTTGAACTCTGAAACTCCAGATAAATCGGTGTGCCGTTGAAGATTTTAAGTGTGCGCGACGGATGCCAGTCTTTTCCGCCAATCTTCAGCTTTTTATTGGCTTCCTGGAAAAACGGGCTGTTTGGGTTCTGGTCAGTCACCATCGAACCGGAAGCGTTCAACGGATCCCACGCGTTGATATACACATCCTCTTCTGTCAGTCCGAATGTCGGAAGCGGCTCTCGACATGAAACACTGTCGGTGCCCACGCCGATCGCTGCGGCACCGTAGCAACGAGACAAAAAAAACAGATTTTTAATCTTCTCGTTAACCTTCATACGTTCCCATACTTCCTGGAAACGCCGTACAACCCTCTCGTCAGGGTCTGTCTCCACGTTATACTGCCGCGGTTTACACATCGCCATCAGTATGGGTTTTTCGACAAGTTTTCCGCCCAGAGGATGGAATTGCCACAGCAGCTTACACAATTCATAGCCGATATCGGTTCCCGGCTGAATTTCTTCAGCCTCAAGAATACGCATCAGTGCTGAATCGAGGCCGCCAGTAATCTCGATCTCTGCCATCAAAATATCCTGATTTTTACAACGCCGCGTAATTACCGTGCGCGATGATCAATCCGTAGGTATAACAATCGAAAAGGTCATCAGCACGTTTATGCGCGTCTTTGTCTGCCAGGTGGAACCCGGCGATTTGTTTAATGAGGTGGTTTGCAGTGGTGCGTTTGAATGAAACGGTCTTGTCGTAAGCCTCCCGGACGATTTTGCACATCCCCTGATAGTGATATCCGGATGCCATCACCGCCCGTTCGTCTTTGCCTTTGCTGGTTAGTGCCGATTTAATCGGCGTCATATCCCAGCCTTCGGTTTCCGCTTTCTGGTTGAGGATCGCCCCCATCGCAGCGTCTTCCATAAAAATTCCCTGGCTGCCCAGACGCGGACGGCATAATTTCGCCAGGCGTTCGAGGTTGTCATAAACACCGGGGATATACTCAGGAAGCAATGACGCTTTAATTTGCGTCACATCCCAGTCAATAATCGTCAGTTTTGGCTCGTCCGAATATGTTGACTCCCAGGCGAAATACACCACGCCTGTACCGTCATTTTCGGTCCCGCCTTTCAGTGCCGTATCCATCACTGCGAAAATCATGTCGCAGTGCGGCGGCATGTCAACCGGCTGACCATCCACCAGCAGCTTATCGACATCAAGTAACGCGTCTTTGGACCAGTCCACGAACTCGGCAAGATATTCCTGCTGCCATACGCGCGGATCGGATTTCTTCTCCGTTTCCTCCAGTTCTTCTTTCGGAATATACGGATTCGATGAAGTTGGCGCATGGTGCATGACAAATCCCAGGGATTCATCGTGGCATATCGCGTAGAAAAAATTGCTCTCGTCGATACCGTTTGGTGTGGAAAATACCCAGGCACAGCCACGGTAATCGACAAGCGTCGGGCGTATAGCGCGGGGCCAGATTTCCTCGAGCATTTCCGGCGATTTAGTGAATGCGGCCTCATCAATCAGCACAGCGTGATACTTACGCCCACGCCCGGCCAGTTTGTTATTGTCCGTTACCCAAAAGTCGATGCGCCCCCCATTACGGAGAATGATGCGCTTTTCATTTTTTGACTGGCTGAGGATCAGCGGTTGCAGAACGGCGCTAATTTCATCCCAGATTTCCTGGTACTGGCGGTATTGTGCGGTAAAAATCCCCACCCTACCCGCGATAAGCTGCCCGGTGGTAGGAACGGCAAATTTCCGCGTCGCGAAACTGGTAGCGATATTCACCAGCATCACCGTTTTACCCCAGCGACGACCACAGCATACCGCGTGGAAGCGTTCCTCTATTGCCGCCGTCCATGCAGCTATTTGCCCCTCATGAGGTTTTGGGAGGTAGATTTCAATCGACATTATCCACTCCCGGCATCGGCAGAGAGTTGTGGATAATTATTTCGTTATTCTCACCACCCACGCCTTTTTTGAGGTTTTCAATCTCAGTGCGCAGCTTTTCATTGCGAAGCCTCAGTCCTTCAAGCTCCAGATCATTGCGACTGTCAGTTGCACCACCAGCAGAACTTCCTTTCGTCGCCATTATCAGCTTGATAAGTTCGCGCCGGGCGGCAGACTTATCCTCCAGCAGGATCTCAACACCAAATTTCCCGAGCTTTGCCCCTGCATATAATTGCCGTGCATCCCCATCAAGCAGAGTGGTATCAGCCATATAAAGCTGCCCCGTTCCCTCACCGCAGCACTTCGGGCAGTCCGGATTGGGTATGGCGTTATCAACAAAGCCAAGGCCTCCATATTCCGGTTCGGGTTTGCCATCTCTGGAAGCCTGCGCCGCTGCCTTATCAAATTCTGCTATATCGCGCCACTGGTAGAGATGATTCTCGCCCCAGCAATAACGGCAGTTAACACGGCGAAATTGTGCTAACTGATTGGGGTCGGCCTGGACAATGGCCATCAACTGACTCACCAGTAAATCCAGGTCTGCGGTATAGCGTTTCTGGTACTGATTGCGGAACCATGAGATAGCCCGATAAACCTTAGGATTTCTTAGGAGCTGGCTGGCAGTTACGTAGGCCGCATTCCCCTCTGACTCGTATCCTGCCAGGCGATATGCCTCAACGAGTTTTCTCCCCTGTGCAACCAGCATCGCAAATTTCGTCTGCTGCTCTGAGATGCCGAATTCATCGGGATTGAATAAAATTTCCTGATCATTTCCTGCAACGGGAGAAACAACCACTCTGGATTTTTCCTTCCCCGTTTTGCCGGTTCGCTTTTGCGCAGTTTTCTTTTGCGCACCTTTTTGCGCAGTTTTGCGCACTTCTGCCTGCGCATTTTTCGGAGGTTTTTTGATGTAACGACGGGCTGTTGCGTAATTCAGTCCCCTTGCTTCACACCATGCCACCGGAGATATACCGGAGCGGGTGTATTCAGCAATATACTCCTGCTGCAACGCCCCCCAGTCCGGTCTGCTCATCAGTTAGTCCTGATTTTTATCCACCCTGAGTAGTTCGCGCAGAGCAAAGGCATCCCCTTTTCTGGCAAGCTTAAACAATGCCGCCCGTAACTCGGCTTCACCTTTCGCTCTGCCCTTACGGATGGACGCATAAAAATTTGTCATTGCTTCCCGATTTTCTTTCAGTCGATTCAGATCAACATCCAGAACGTCAGCGATTTGTTGTGCAGTCATCCGGCACGCTGCCAGAGACTCGACTTTCGAATACGGAATCATTTGTCACCCCCATTGATATGCAGGGTGTCTTCTTCCTGTATTTTTCGTGAAGAATTTTTACTGCAGCGTTGTTCCAGGTGACCTGGTGGTGAATGCGTTTATGGCTGGCGCCCATCAGTGAGATTTTTACGCATGACGGTGCATACATGACGGAGTAAAAACTTTTAACGTAGGTTCCGGAATCCAGATACAGCTCGGTCATTCCGCCACTGTTTTTCTGCGTCTGTTTCTGCCCTAACTGGACAGCACCGATCGTCATAAACAATTCTCCACGGCGACCGAGATTCGTGTACGTATTCACATCCTCGTTAATGCGTCCCATGAATGAGAACGGTCGGTCAACCGAACAGATAAAGCTGTTCATTGCCTTACGTTTCACCCATGAAGCATGAGCGCCATTGTCACCAAGAAAATCCCCGCCCTGCGACATAGCGATGGAAAGCGCGGGTATTGATTCGTAATACGCCAGCATTTCAGAAAGGATCGCATCCAGTTTCCTTATCGGAAAATAGGCCTGGTCATAGTTGCGATCCACCCGAAACTGGAACTCGTGATAATCATCATCGAGCTGAATGAAGTATTTACACCCGACCAGTTTTGCCAGGTCGAAACAGGCATTACGGGCGTAAAAAATTGAGCGGCGGTCACCGAAATTATCGGCTTCGTCAAAACGACTGGCGATATCGGCTTTGGAAAACACCAGCACCTGTTCACCAAAATCAGCTATGTACTGATGCCGTGTCTTATCTTCATCATCAACAACGATAAAAATTTTCCCGGTATAGCCAGCACGACGCAACGTCCGGTAAGTCAGAACTTTGTCCGGTCGCCCGTGAGTCAGAATAAAGGCGCAAAAATCATCACGCATATTCCTCCTCCCCGCCATGCATGATCTCCACCATGTGCTGCGTCATCCGGACAAATCCATTTTCAATAGCCTGCTGGTAATCAATGATCACCAGCGCCGACTCCTCAAAAAGGTGCTGAATTTCAGCGGGGGCGTGAGCGTAATAATCCGCAATTCTGCTGAAATTAAACACCGTGTGGCGTTCTGCCGCGCACAGGAGGAATTTTTCGATATCAGGATCAAGGGACGCCGAACGTATCCGGCTGATCAGCTCCTGAGTTTTCGTATCGTCGTACAGTTCACTGATATCCGGTTTATCGCCTGACGGCTCATAAACAGGCGTATCAATTTTCGTCGTGTACGGTTCCTCCTCATTTCCTGTACCTGGCAAAATATCCGTCAACAGTTCATCAATTTCTGTCGGGCTGAATCCTGTCAGGGAAATATCAAAATCAGCATTGATTAGCTCCGACAGCTCCATCCGTAACAGATCTTCATCCCAGCCAGCATTCATCGGCAGGCGATTATCTGCCAGGCGGTACGCCTTTTTCTGATCATCCGTCAGACCTGACAGAACGATGACCGGAACGGAATCCATTCTGAACACTTCAGCCGCCATAACGCGACCGTGACCAGCAATAATTTCGCCCTTTTCATCAATCAGCACCGGATTAGTCCAGCCGAATTGCTTAATGCTTTCTACCAGTTGTGCCACCTGCTCAGGGCTGTGTGTCCTGGCATTGTGTGCATACGGAGACAGTTCTTGTAACGGGCGATAGACGATCTTCAATTTCTCGCTCATACAGCCTCGCTTTATGAATAAAAAAGCCCGCTATCGGCCAGTGCGCTGGGTGCGCGGCGGGTGCCGATGACGAGCTTTGGCATTATCGCACCCCCTCACCATGAAGGGCTGCTGTAATGCCTGTTACTCACGAATCAAACGAGTATGCTGACCGCTCATTTCAATGCGTAAGTATTGTGGCTTGCCGTCAATCAATGCGGTGATTAACTTGTCACCAGTAGGTTTCCACATAATTTTCTCCTGTTTTAATGCCCCTTGCCGCCCGGGCAGTTGATCAAAGTTCATCTTGATTCGGCAAGATTTAGAATGAATAAGATAAAATTGGCACACGCAGCAGAATTTCATGCTTTCTGTACGCTGGCGCACTCATCATTTTTCAGCAAAATATTCTGCTCTTACAGGCGATCAGTTCTGCATACACTGCCGAACACCGTCGACAATTTCACAGACCTGAGAAGCTGTATCGAAAAGCTGGCGCGCCTTATCCAGGCTGACGCATCCCACCAATAAAAAAGGCACCAGTATCGCTACCAGTGCCCATTTCGCCGCCGTTCGTGGCATTCTGTGTGTCCAGTGCTTCCGCTTCATCTCGCTATCCACCAATCAACCCGGATAAGCTCAATACTCGCCAGGCGGTGGAAATGAAAATAGCAACCAACATTGCTGAAAATGAAAGACCAACAACCACACAGAGAATCCGCGCCAGTTTTATAATGCTGTCTGACATATTTACCCCTTAATTCCCCCACTCACGATTTCAGCGCAACGATCAATTTTGCCAGCCCATACAGCATCGGAGACACAGCGATACCGACAGCCACCCACTTAATGGCAAAAGCCACCGCTCTGCTGATGTCATCAGTTACAGGCGCTTTCAATTCAAGGCCGTTTTTCATAGTCAACCTCAACAGAATTAGTTTATAATTCCTCATGTTTTCCTTTGCCTTACCCAAGGCCAGAAACAGAAAACCCCGGACTGTTACCGCAGCCGGGGTTTTTGCTTTTTGCCATCTGACGCCATTACCCTGACTTTTGCCCATCGTAAATTCAGAATAGAGCCGAAATAAGTTGAGGGTGTTCAGCACTTCAGCGTCAGTTTTTAAACTGCCACGCGCTCTTTCATCCAGCCGTAGACAAACGACTCGTTGGCCTCCCGTCTCTCTGCCAGTTCCAGATAGCGGTCCCCCTGCGTACAGTTCAGTGCGGTCAGCATTACCAACTCTCCATCTCTGCCGCGATTTTTCAGATATGCCCGTAACGCATTAATAGTCCGTGGGCCGATACGTCCGTCTGCATCCATATCCGGATACAGTTTCCCGCGCAGGTTGAAAACGTTCAGCCAGCGTTGAAGCATTCTGGACGCCACAGTTGGTCCCATGTTCACGCCTGTGTCGCACAGCTCTGCGGCAATATCCGGGGACAAATTTGCCACCTGGTCAAAACGTGGGCCGTACCAGTAATCCGCCTCGAGTATTTCCAGCGCCTGCCCGCGCGTCAGGTCACGCATATCGCCCTGATATCCGTGCGCCCGGGCGACTTTTTCAGTAATGCCCCATTTGGTCGGACCACCTTTATCATCCGGATGGTTGACGTAACCGCCCTCTTTTCCCAGAACTTCGTCAAAAATTTCATCTTTCGACTTCATTTCAGTACCTTCGTAATGCAAGGATTTTTGAAACATTCCCACGTGCACGTATCACCAGCACGCAGAACAGCAGATTAAAAAACACCACCAGCCAGTTCGCCGCTAACAGACGACCACACAGATAGCTGAGTGGCGCAAGGGCATAAAGCAGCATCAGCAGCCAAGCCAGCCATGACATCAGCGGTTTATGTCTGGAATCATGACGACGATAAAAAAAAAGCGTCAACACGATAACCGTGCATAACGCTACATTCAGCAATCCAGAAAGGTTATCAGGCATTGCCGCCTCCCCCACCCCGCTGGCGGGAGAACAGGCCGGACACCAGTGATGCGATATCCTGCTGGTGGATGAACGACAGAATCTTCACCGACACCACTGACACCAGCACTGCACACAATGCATCGACAGGTGCACCGTCAAACTCTGTATGCCTGACCAGCCAGGATGCCAGAACCTCTGCCCCCAGCACGCCGATAATGAACGACACCAGAAAATGCGCCGCTATCCGCCAGGCTGAAAGCTGCTGCGGTATCGTTGCCACAAATAACGCCCCGGCGAACGCACCAAACACAATCCCGAAATCCGTTCCGGTAAAGAGCCCGAATACCGTCGCCCCGCCGAGCGCCGCAGCCGTGCCGGAACCGGATAAGGGTTCAGACATACTTTTTCTCCTGTAAATAAAAAAGGCCACCAGCGGCCCGTAAAAAACAACATCCCATCGAAGGAATCCGCAAATGCCTTTTGTGTGACATAGTCTGATATGAAAAGCGAAGAATTAATGTACGGGAATAAGGATTACCAGAAATTCAGATTAACTTTCCTGTTTAAACGAGAAAAATTAATTTATATACTTTTTGCACTTCCCGAACGGGGGGAGGAACGGAAATTCGTTATGCTTCACGGACTTTGTCCAGCGACCTTAATCCGACGGTCGCGTTTTTTTTGTGTCATATTCATCGTTGACTTACATGGCATTGCCACACGGACATTATCAGTGTCCGTGTATTTTTTTGAATTCAACACAAAAAAAACCGCCTAGTGCGGCGGTTGAACAATGCTGAAGATGAATCATTTTTATTGTAGTGAAATTGAGATGTTGTGGACTTCCCTGAATATCTGACTTTATGCCAGATATTGTGGTTCCAAAAGCAACAATGTAAACCACTCTCATACCGGGAAACATCTCTTTGGTGTTATTTACAACACCGGAATGATGTATTTCCGACTCTCCAAAGAAACACAACATTTCTACCGAAAATACACCATCCCGCTATTGTAAAATAACAACACCAACACCGTGATGTTTTGTTTTTATTACAAAACAAAAAGCGACAGTTACGAAAACTTACCACGAATAAAGCGTCAGTGCTTAATATAAGTGAGTCTCATCTACTGCCAGAGCGATTCCAGCCACTGACTAGCCAATTACAAATCAGCGATCCTGTTTCCTGAACGATTTTTACTCTTCATATGGATTCTTATCGGGGAATAAGATAACTCTCCCAGAAGACAGGTGTATAATAACAAGGAATAAAATCACTTCAACTGTAATAATCTGAAAAATGATTCTTGCCACATGAAAACACCCACCGGCCGCCCATTATCACGTAGTTTTCCATCATCTTTATTTCAACAATGGGCTTACGGGTTTTCTTTTGAAAATCCCAAACATCGTGACGTTTCCTTTTAGTGGATGAGCCTCCGCCCGGAGTGACCAGCTCAAGTCACACTGATCATCCCGTAAGCTCACCCCTGAAAGGTTATGTGGTTTTTGATGTGCGCCGGGTGTGCGCGAAAAAATGAAATAAGCCTTATCTGAAATTAAGGTTAATCTGAGGATTTAAACCATTCTAAATGCTTAGTAGTATAAACATGTCTCCTGAAGGAGGCAGATACTTATTCTTCTTCATGGACTTTGTCCCGCGGCTTTAATCCGACAGCCGCGCCCTTTTTCGCCAATATAAACCGGATTGAACTCATACAAAAAGCTCACCGAAGCGAGCCTGTTAAAAGTATATTTACCATTACAAGTGGACCGTCACCGGGGACTCGAACCCCGCACCACAAAACAACAATATGTGTTATGCACTCTTACCCAATGAGTTAGTGACGGCTTTTTGTTCTGCGGGAATCCAGTCTGACGAACAGAACTATCAGAACACCTTGCAAAAAAAAGCCAGCCACCAGAGACTGGCTGGCAAATTACAAAGTTTAAATGATTCATCATACAAGCGTCGTTACAGGGGAAACCTGCGGCGCAGCAAGATACAGAAATGTCAGCAAGCTAACAATAAGCAAGCACCGCATATTCGGAATAAGTTATAAATTTAACGATGTAATGCTTATTCAGCGTACAATTCTGCAAATTACCGAAAAAAAACCGCCTGTTAAGGCGGTGGTCAAATCAGTAAGTGCTGAAGAGTATTATTATAATATAGGTGAGGTGTCGGGTGCCTCCCGAAATACCTGACATACCATCAGATACTGTAGTTTCCCCGCTAAACAACCACTTAAACCACCCCCGCACATGGGGCTCACCTCATTTTGTGATGTTAATAACATCGGGATAGTGCATAATCAGCCCCTGCCAGGAAACATCAAAAAAATCCCACCAATAATGCACTATTCCGATAGTATCAAAAAACACAGCACCGAAATCATAACTGGTCTCCATTATAATTCGGGAGAGCGATAAAGGATATACGAGACCTTTCCCGCGAAAAAAACGCCAGTGCTGAAAAACCTATACCTCATTTGTTTTGCTGGAGCGGGCAGCGGGAATCGAACCCGCATCATCAGCTTGGAAGGCTGAGGTAATAGCCATTATACGATACCCGCATATGGTGCCGACTACCGGAATCGAACTGGTGACCTACTGATTACAAGTCAGTTGCTCTACCTACTGAGCTAAATCGGCATTATTTCCTCAGACAGGAATATATCGCAATTACTCCCCCCTGAAGAACTGCGGCAAATAATACGTTTAAATAATAAAACTGCAATACATCGCAGCGTCAAGTTTTGTAAATTTATTTTTAGTTTTCTATTTTGTCAACTTTTTATATAAATTTAAAAACAGTCACAAATGTACACAAAATATATTTTATACGACCATTTAATCGCGCATTTTTTAATCAGGCTTCAGGAATAAAAAAAACCGCCAGTGGCGGGTTTTTAAGTTCACGTTTCTGGTTAACCTCGCGATACAGCTTTGCGAAGCGTAACTGAATTGAAGCAGCTTATTGCTCACTTTGCAATAGTTTTTTTTGTGCCGTGAACATTGGTTTATAAAGCATAAATTCAGCAATCATCAGCCATTGATCGATACGACGTCGACAGGTAATTAATGTCCAGTCAGGATGATTTTCATTTAACTGCTCTGCCATTTTCAGTTTGCTCATTCCCCGCCCTTCATATCGTTGTCGGAGGATGCTAATTAATCCCGGATACTCGACCAGCACTTCGCTAATTACCCGATCAATACATAACGCCTCGGCATCAGTACAATGAGACAACCAGCTTTTCTGCTTACCGTCGAGCATTTCCCGCAAAAATGCCTCCAGTTCCGTCTTATCAATCCCCGCTTTTTTCATCCTGCGCAGAACTTCATTGATGGCTGTTTTCGTCAATTTTTTGGATGCCAGCAACTGGTTAAACATATTCCCCGTCTTACCGCCGCCAATATACGACCAGCGCCCCCACATACGCAGTTTTCCCTGAATCCAGACACTTTCCAGCGTGGTGAGACGAAGGTGTTCCCCGCTTTTTCCTGTATTTGTTGGGTAAATCATAAATAACCTTCCTTTCTCCAGATTTCTTGTGTGCGAAAAACACCTTCTGCATGCATCAGGCGTAATTCTTCTTTGGTGTAATCGCTGGTTTTTACTCTCCCGTCGATTAAATCGTGGCATGAGCTACAGGCAATTGCAGCCTGCATATCGTGTGGCTTTGTCGCTGTTCCACACGTCCCCGCCAGTCTGTAATCCGCCAGCACGGAAGTTTCGGGATTGTGATTGCAGTACCCAGGAATTCTGACCTGACACATCTGGCCCCGCGCCGCTTTACGTAAATCTGCCATCACGCAAACTCCAGCAGCTGTGCAGTCACATTTTCGACTTGTTCCGGAGAGGAAAATTTACGGAACAGAATCCAGTTCCACAGCACATTCAGTACAGATTTATAAACCTGCTGAAACTCGGTTTCGTCCATATTCGCAAAAGCGATGGATTTCGCCCGACGCCCATGGCTACCGTCCGGATAAAAATGTTCGGTGTAAAATCCAGCCTGAATGGTTACCCACTCGCGAAAAGCCTCAAACGACTTTAGCAATGCCGTATCCCGGGTTCTGCGTGTCGCAACTGTATTCAGATATTGCTCTGCGGCTTCGCTCAGGGCTGGCGTATGTTCCCTGCCTACCGAGTCACACAGGTAATCAACGAAACCTGACACCAGTGTTCGTTCACGAGGCGTGATCGCCCCACCGACCGGAGTCCAGTAATCGAATCCGAGTTGCAGGAGTTTGAAAAAACGCTTGTGGAATGCGTAGTTACGCACACGCTTAAAGTCTGCGTGTATCCACTCACCTATTTTGATTTGATGCAGAAAATCGCAACTCTCCGGCGTCGCCGGGAGAAGTAAACCAGAAGAGGTTTGTTTGACCAGTTGTATATGCGCCATTTCTCAATCTCTCGATGGCGCAGTGCAGCAGATGCCAGTTGTTCAGGCTGACGTATAAAGTATAAATAAACTGGTTCCAGTGTAAAGCCCCCACCTTAATGGAATAAAAACCAAACAACAGATTGCTGGGATACAAACAACGCTTATTATTAAAAGCGGTTAAACAAATTAAATTTTAATGTTATGCAAATTTGTCAGATCACCATAATATCTCATTTGAAAACCGCTGAAATAACAACCCTATCAGGGTTAATCATATTAAGGTGAGTAAATATGGAAAACAACAAATCTGCACATTACGTTCCTTTTTTATCTGTAATACTTTTTGTTTTATGCTGTGCGTGGGCATTATTTTTATAAAAACATTCACAGATAAAATATACCCGCCAAAGCAGGTTAAGTGCGGGTGCGTTGAGGATGCCTGACACATCAGAGGTGGCGAGGGATTTATCCCCCGCCAGGTCTCTTACTCCTCAGATTCGTAAGCTGTGAAGACAGCGACCTCCGTCTGGCCGGTTCGGATTCGTACCTCGCAGAGGTCTTTCCTCGTTACCAGTGCCGTCACTATGACGGTTAAACAGATGACGATCAGGGCGATTAACATCGCCTTTTGCTGCTTCATAGCCTGCTTCTCCTTGCCTTCCGGCGCGTAAGAGGCTAACCTACATGTGCAAAGCATGAAATTGGCCTCAGATTAATGTTAAGCGTCTTGCCGGACGCGTAATGTTAACTGGGGCTTTTCTCTGTCTGCCTTACAGTGGCATGCCCGAGGCAGACAGCCTCAAGCACCCGCAGCAATTCTACTTAACTATCCTTTTCCCGCAAATCGTTTTTATCCCCAGCGGCAAATCGAATACACCACCAGCGCCACCGCCATTGCAATTCCTACCGTTGTGAATGCTTCAGGCCAGCTCATTGATTCACCTCCTGCGATGGTTCCGGTAGCGGCATCCAGTGAGTTGAGCTCTCTACTTCGACGCCGTCTTTGTCCACAAAAGCCATCTTATTCCCGCCACGAGTGGGGCAAAAAACCTTATCCCAGGAACCGGGGAATACATTCCCGAGATCATCGCAAAGAATCACATCGCAGTATTCCGCAGGAACAGCATCACTACAGCTTATCCAACCATCCGGAGTTACCGGAGAGTTGCCAGCCAGTCCACGCAAAACGGCCTTAACCGCTTCAATACGGTCATCATCGCAACTTTCCAGCGTATCTATGCGGTCGAGCATGATGATTGCGTCATCAATATCAGGATTGCCGTTCCACTCATTACCGTTATTGAATTCGGCAGCCTGGTTACCGCGTACTGGTTGATTGTCGGCTTTACCTTGTCTGTCATCGCAGCATGAATGCCCTTCCAGCCAGGCCAATGCTTGTCGCATGAAATACGCAATATGTTTGCCGTGGTAATCGTCTTCATCGATGTGAAAAGCGATACTGCGGATGTATTCAATTGCGTTTTCAATGGCCTCCGGCGTTATCGGTGCTGACATATTTTGATTTTGGAGTGCAAAGACGCGGCTGGCATCCTCAACACCTTTAACTGCATCTGCGCAGTAGTTATAGCGATTGCATTCCACTAACTTCTGCTTGAGATTTTCAATTGCTTGCGCGACATCAGCCTGTATTACAGGAACTGGCGGCGCGGCATATAGTGGTTTAGGCGATATCTCCGCGCGTTTTGCGTATGCTTCAACTGTGTCAGGATTAAACAGGATTATGTTTTCTCCGCATACCCACGCTATCGGTTCTGCTTCCAGCGATGCCAGTGCAATTTTGAATAACTCGCCCTCTACCCGTGCCATCCCTGAATTGGGGTGGCATTTCGCAATCGCTATTTTTAATTTGGCTTCTTCGATTAATTGCTCTTTGGTTAATTCTGTCATTTTTCATTACCGCCCTTTCGGACGGACTCCTGATGTATTGAGGTTGCAGGAATCCCTCCGGTTAAGGATTAAATTTTATTTACAGTACTAAATTTAATTATTCTGGAGCGCGAAGCTGTTCCACACAATGCAGCAGCGCATCCGTTGCTTCATTAAGCGTTACGGTATCGACATCATCCAGCCCTGCAACTTTTGCGTGCCTGACAAACGCCGCGCAAAGGTCGTTAAACGCAACGCCCGCACTTCAGCCAGAAAAACATCGGTGGCCGGAGTGGGCTTTTGTGGTGATATAGCAATACGAATTGTTTCAAGCCCCGATTTTGTTTTCATTGCTGGCGCTTTGATATGCCCAAGTTGCACCACATTCATGATAAACCTGCGACGGTCATCACATATCGCCTTCACCTCTGCATTCTCCGCCGCCAGCGCCACAAGATTAGCCTCCAACTCTCCTATATGCTTGTTTTGGGCTTCCCGCTCATCCAGCAGCGCCTGCACTACTGCAGGGTTGAAAGCTGCGATATAACGAGCGTTGTTCTCTGCGTTTTTCTGTCCGTCAAAACCGGGCCATTTGATAACGTCTTCACATCGTTTATCACCGGGCGTATGCACCGCATACGTACCAGTACCCGTCGAAATAAATGCGACCCATTCGCCCTGTGTTGCCTGTTTTGCTATCTCACGTAGTACCTGATGGTTAATTTCACTCACGATAACACCTCCTGAAAATTCCCCTGGTAGAACGCCAGTACACGCCGCATAGTTTCGCTCTTCCGGCACTCGCGACAGATTATGTTTAGACGCCTGTCATAACGACGTATTTCTCCATCTGGTAACGACCAGATAAAGCCCGGATCAACCACAGCCGGTTTCTTCGCCTTTGCCCTCGAGAGTTTTTTGCGGGCGTTTTGCCAGTCCTTACGAGCCTGTTCAGAGGGAAATAACCCGTAGCCAGAATTGTATACATCGCCACTGGCAACCAGCTCTCTGGCGAGAACGCTCATTAAATATCTTGTCGCACCTGTCTTGGCTTCCAGTTGTCGTAACGTCTCGCGCCCACTCTGGCGCACGAGTTCAACAACCTGCCCCTTAATTTTTTCCCGCTCTTCTTGTGTAAATACTTTTGCCATAAGCGCCTCCGGCAATCACTTGTCCGACACAATACGACTGGAGGAATAGACAATCTGTCGAACAATATCCCGGTGCTTGTTCAGTTCCCGCAGCGCGGCGCAGACACGCTCCCACTTCTGGACATGATTTTTCGCCCGACGCAGTTCGCGATTTGCCATATGCAGCGATGGCAAAACCAGGTCATCCGCTTGTGTTTCGGTGAACGATGGCAACGACTGCACAATGTCCGCTACAGTTTCTGTTTTAATATCTTCCTGTGTTGCAGCTTCCTGTACCGGTAACGCAACACCTGCTGGTTGAGGAAAGGCTTTACCATCGGTTTCCGCTATCGATTTAACTTTCGGCTCTGCTGGTAAATTACCGCCCGGCATGCAGTAACGAAATTTACCGTTCTGATTAACGCGAATCAGACGACCTTTGCTGATTGCCATTGCCAGCGTTGAAGCCACTTTGCGGGATGTTGTACCGAACAGCGTAGCCAGTTCATCCGCCGTTTGTGGACCACGCTGTTCAATCGTCGAAGTTAAATCGCTCTCCGAAATTTTCGTCACTGTTGCCGTAGTGGTTTCTTCCGGCAGTACTGCCTGTGCTGGCTGTTCCTGCTGAACGTTGTTATCAGCCACACGCCAGGTGTATACGCTTTTATCAACGAAGCCAGCCTTTTTCAGTTCCCACAGCTCGTTCAGCACTTCTTCACGACTGATATCAAGTCGCGCTGCCAGTTCTACCGACGTGGCTTTTCCCATTGCTTTCAGTGCGTCAAAAACGGTCTCCATTAAAATTTCCTCCCGGTAAAAATTACTTTTCAACTCCTGGCTGACCAACATTCGGGCGCCAGCTCTCCCATTTAAAATTCACCCAGCGCCCGCCGTTCATGGTCATGCGATCCATAATCCGCTCGCCAAGCAATGTTTTCATGGCCTCATAGTTCAGGTTTGTCAGCATCCCCACGCTGCGCATCGACGCTGTCCGGCGATCAACAATCTGGTGCAGCACCACCTGCTCGTTTTTTGTCTCGCGCTGAATGCCAATTTCATCAAGAACCAGCAGATCCACTTCGCACAGTTCCCGCAAAAATTTTTCGCCTGATTGCCCATCGTCATAGCTGGCGTGTAGAGCACTCATGACATCCGCCACGGTAACCACAATCACTGTCTGGCCATCTTTCAGCAGGCGATTCCCGATAGCCGCCGCCAGATGGTTTTTTCCGGTACCAGGCATTCCGCTGAACGCGAAATTTATGCATCCGGTAACCAGTTCGTCAGCGATAGATTTCGCCTGACTCAACGCGTATCGCTGGCCGTCGTTCTGCACCTGGTAATTCGCAAACGAGCATTTGCGGTGCAACGGCTGGATGCCGGAGCGATTCAGGATTTTTTCCACCCGCAACTGACGATTCTGACGGTTGATCTCCTCACAACGTTTCTGGCCTTCTGCAAGTTGCCACTCGCGCCACTCCGCCACCGTCCTGAATGGCGCGGTTACATGTGGCGGGGCCAGTCTGCGGATACGTTCCAGAACGCCGCCTGTCGCAATATTTTTCATGCTTCGTTACCCCCTGAAGCCTGGTGGGATCGCACTGTCCGGAAACGAGACGGTGTTAACCTGTCGAAGCAACGTCTCAGGCCGAACGCCTTTCGGCGCGAACAAGCCCTGGTATTCATGGGCAATGCTGTGTCTAATCACCTGCTCAGGGGTAAAACCCTGCTGGCGGAATTTTTCCAGCTCCCGTATCGCCCCGTTAGCGCCCTGCTCCGTTCGAATCGGTTTTCGCAATGCCTGCCTGAATTGAACCCACTCATGCCAGAGTGTTTCCGGCAACCACTCAGGCAGAGCAACTGACAACGGGTCGAATTTTTTAGTCGCTCGTTTTTGGTGAGGGAGATTTAGAGGGAGATCAGTATTTATATCTTCCTCTTCCTCTTCCTCTGGTAACGCTTTTTGATCCGTTTGTGTAACGCTGGCAGCGTTACCTTTTCGTTTCAGTTCGCGTATTTTTGTAACTCTCTCGTTTGTAACCGCCCGTTTTTTAGAGCTTTTCCCGTTATGGCGCTCAAAGTTAGGAAGCGACAACACACCATTAGTTTCGACCAGCCATCCAACCTGAATTAACGCATCAGCAAAACCAGCCATAAAAGTGATGCGATCAATTGCGCTTTTTGTAACGCCGCGTGCGTTACACTCTGCGTTACCGTCTATCATTTGTTGATCCGCCCATGCCCAGAAGCGAATGACTTTCCCTAATGCGGCATCTGGATCAATATTCAGAATCTCAGCAAGCCTGAATATTTCCGGCTTATCCGGCGTAATAACCTCGAGCTTTATCCAGTTTGAAGCCATATTGTTTTCACCCTGTAACGCTGTGAGCGTTACATTTAACTGATACCGAACAAAACAGTCCGGCACGATTAATTTCAATCAATGCACTACGACAGAATCGCCGGACGACTCGCCGCCGCTGAAATGCGCTTTCCGGTAAACGGCCTGGACTGCATCATCATGCGCATCAATCGCCGTACTCAACGCTTCCTGCGCCGCCAGTAATGCACGGCGTTCCAGGGTATCGAAGATGCAGAGTCGGTGACGCAGCTCGCGCGGAAGGATTGCCAGAATTGCTGGGATCAGCTTCTGAATTTTTTCTCTTTGCGTTTTCGTTTCACCTTTCAACCAACGGTGATAGATATTCTGCTGATTGTTCCAGTCCTTGCCTGGAACCAGGGGCAATTCGCCGCCCCCCTGGCGCAGATATTCTTCAGTAATTGCATTGGCTACCCATGCCTGCCCTTTTTCGGCTGCCAGGGCTAACAACACTGATTCGATGTGCTCATGCTTGATTTTCATGAATCAACTCCCATCCGCTTTTTCGTAGTAGTTTTATTTCTGCCAATAGTTAAAATTGCATCGGCAGAAAATAATCCGTTTGATGCATGAGCGATTTTTTCAGCGTAATTTGTTTCGCCGGTATATTCTGTGCGAGGCAATTTTCCGTTATCCATCCATTTGTAGATTGCTCTTTGGCTGACACCACAAACGTCGGCCACAACAGAAACGCGAACAGTTTTGATTACATCTTCAAGTGTTTTCTGGTTCATATCACCCTCACAATGTGAACTTTGAGTACATGTTATAACAGAACTGACAGTACATTCAAGAGCGAATATCATTGAACTTATGGTTCATGAAGATAAAGCGCGTAAAGAGTTCGCCAGTAGGCTTGCGCTAGCCTGTGAAAACGCTGGTTATGAACAACATGGAAGGCAGGCAGAAATTGCCCGTCGAATGAAATTAACACCAAAAGCGGTTAGCAAATGGTTTAATGGCGAAACAATTCCTCGCCGAGAGAAATTAAGGGAATTAGCAACACTAATTGGAACAACACCAACCTATCTTTTGGGAGAGGATACAGAAGAAAGTGGACAGGTACGTTTCTATCAGGAGTTAAATCCAAGACAAAAAATCATCATTGACCTTCTGGACGAGCTCCCTGACAGTGAGACAGATGAACTTTTAAAAACTCTTGAGGAGAAAAAACAGAAGTACAATGCAATTTACGAAGAGTTAGCACGAAAGAAAAAACAAAAAGCCTCTTAAACCAGCATAAATCCGGTAGCGTCCCCCTCCGGGTTTGTGCTTCACTTTATCCCATCTCATTTTTTTACATACAAAATGTACTTAAAGTACTTTACAACAATGAACATAAAGTACATTATATACCTATCAACCCACCCCGCCCCACAGAACGCAGGGCAATACTTCGAGTTACCAGGCAGTGGTAAGGGGTTAAGTAGCCAGCCCGAGGCGTATGAACATGACGGCGGGATTCAAATTTTGCAGTGCAGCAGTTAGTTCCGCCACCCGGCGTTAAGGGGAGAGATGAGATGACATTTACTCAGGGTATTGATCCGCTAGAAACGAATAATGCTGTATTTTGTCTGGCGTATGAATTGTCTGTACAGGCATCAACAATGGCAAAGGAAAGAGAGTTAACTCCAGGGCAGGCACGTCTCGCACTGGAACTCGCCAGCCGGGTATCAGCAGCAAAAAAAATCGCGCCAGCCGTAATGGCACGAAACCTGGCTGATGCAATTGCAGATTTCAGGTCACTACAACCATATAATTATCATGTCGAAGAGGCATTAGAAAAATTAATCGCTGCAGCCGACGCGATCATTGATGAACTGTAATAATTGATATGCGGGAGAATTTCTATTCCTGAGAGACGCATTTTTCACGCCTGGGCAACGCCCGGCAATTGCCAGATTCAGTTTTTCACGCTGCTCTGGCGTAAGAAGTTTAACAAGTTCTTCAAGAACAAGCGCGGTAGCCTCTAATCTGGCGGAAAGATAATCAATATTTTTGTGTTGAGATTGAATAGGCATAAGTAATTCCCTACTGGTTGTGTGGAAACTCCAGTATACCACCGAGCCTGAAGTGGTAAAAAGACAGGCATACAACACGAAGGCGCATTTCCGATATCCATAAAGAGTCGGTCTTGTCTGTTAAATTTAAATGGTGGGAGTGCGCCTCCGGTTGTGAATAACAACACTGCTGTGTGTAGTCTTGGCGGCATCAGTTTTTTCTTGAAGTTCGACTGATGTCCGCCCTTTTTAAAGTGAATTTTGTGATGCGGTGAATGCGGCTAAGCGCACGCGGCACAGTTAAAAGTCATGTTAGTCCTTATTGGTTTGGGTGGGAAAGCCGACTGTAATTGTTAACTGGTTGCAGTCACCTGGAGGCACCAGGCGCCGCATCAACAAAGTTCATTTGTAAAAATGGAGATAATTATGATTGCACATCACTTCGGAACTGATGAAATACCACGTCAGTGTGTGACTCCTGGCGATTATGTTCTTCATGAAGGCCGGACATATATTGCCTCGGCAAATAATATTAAAAAGAGGAAACTTTATATCCGTAGCCTGACCACAAAAACATGCATTACTGACTGCATGATCAAAGTCTTCCTCGGTCGTGATGGTTTACCTGTAAAGGCGGAGTCATGGTGATGACTAAGAAAATAAAATGTGCTTACCACCTTTGCGATAAAGAAGTTGAAGAAAGCAAAAGCATTAAAAGACCACTTCATTTCATGCGTGGAGTTATCCCAACGACGGAAATGAAAAAATATTGTAGTGAAATATGTGTCGAAAAAGACCAGATGGCACACGAACTTTAATTAACTGACTATTCGAAACTGAATTTATGCCAGCAATGGCAGGGATTCGCTCAACCTTAATTAAGGAGAAAAACATGATTACCAGTTATGAAGCCACTGTTGTAACTACCGATGACATTGTTCACGAGGTTAATCTGGAAGGAAAGCGCATTGGCTACGTGATTAAAACAGAAAATAAAGAAACCCCATTCACTGTGGTTGATATCGACGGTCCATCAGGCAACGTAAAAACACTTGATGAAGGTGTCACAAAAATGTGCCTGGTTCACATCGGAAAGAATCTGCCCGCAGAAAAAAAAGCCGGATTTCTGGCAACTCTGATTGCAATGAAATTAAACGGTGAAATCTGAAAGAAATAGCCTGCGTATGGCGCAGGCTATGAACAGTGTGTATCCGGCAAGATCATTCACTGAACAAAACGAATTTTAATCTGAGTTGAGGTTAAAAAACAATGAGCACAAAACCACTCTTCCTGTTACGGAAAGCGAAAAAATCATCCGGTGAACCTGACGTCGTCCTGTGGGCAAGCGACGATTTTGAATCGACCTGTGCCACTCTGGATTACCTGCTCGTTAAGTCAGGTAAAAAACTGAGCAGCTATTTTAAACCTGTTGCCACGAATTTTCCTGTCGTTAATGACCTTCCCCCTGAAGGTGAGATCGATTTTACCTGGAGTGAACGCTATCAACTCAGCAAAGACTCCATGACCTGGGAACTAAAACCGGGAGCAGCGCCAGACGACGTTCACCATCAGGATAATGCACCGGAAATCGAAGAACCGGCGGGAGGCCAGGAAGAAAACACACAGGCAGACGCTCACGGGGATTGCCAGGATTGCGAAGTCTCTGTATCTACTTTGCGCTTCACACAGCGTCTTCTGCACATTTTTACGTATGCGGCCGGGGATCGGAAATACCTGCATCATGCCACCCGAGAACAACGCGAACACATTACTGCTCTTGAGATGGATCAGGAAAACAGCTATGTCCAGAATCTGCTGTTGGCCATACGCGGCATGGCAGAACCGACAACTCTGGATAATGCCGCCCTGCTCCGCCTGACTGATGCAATTAAGGCAGTTTTCTCTATCACGAAAAAACATCAGCCCTATGAATTTAAGAATTTCATTTCAGCCTGGCTGGATACCGAACACATTGATCGCGGTCTTCTGACAAAAGAATGGCGAAAAGGGAATCGTGTTTCACGCATCACTCGCACGGCTTCCGGTGCTAATGCTGGCGGCGGGAACCTCACCGATCGCGGCGAAGGTTTCGTCCACGATCTGACGTCACTGGCGCGCGATGTAGCCACTGGCGTACTGGCCCGTTCAATGGACGTGGACATCTATAACCTTCATCCAGCACACGCTAAACGCATTGAGGAAATTATCGCTGAAAATAAACCGCCCTTTTCTGTTTTCCGCGACAAATTCATCACTATGCCTGGCGGGCTGGATTATTCACGCGCCATCGTGGTTGCGTCCGTGAAAGAAGCACCAATTGGGATCGAGGTCATCCCCGCGCACGTCACTGAATATCTGAACAAAGTACTGACTGAAACCGATCATGCCAACCCTGATCCGGAAATCGTGGATATTGCCTGCGGTCGCTCCTCTGCCCCGATACCACAGCGTGTAACAGAAGAAGGAAAACAGGATGATGAAGAAAAACTACAACCATCTGGAACAATGGCAGATAAACAGGCAACGGCTGAAACAATGGAACCGGACGCAACTGAACATCATCAGGACACGCAGCCGCTGGATGCTCAGTCACAGGTAAACCCTGTTGATGCGGAATACCAGAAAAAGCGGGCAGAACTCCATGAAGCCAGGAAAAACATTCCGCCCAAAAATCCTGTCGATGCAGACAAATTGCTGGCGGCCTCGCGTGGTGAGTTCGTTGAAGGGATTAGCGACCCGAACGATCCGAAATGGGTTAAGGGGATCCAGACTCGCGATTCTGTGTACCAGAACCAGCCAGAAACGGAACAAAACACGCCAGAAACTGAAAAAACTAGCCCGGATGTGAAACAACCTGAGCCAGTAGTGCAACATGAACCGGAAAAAGTCTGCAATGCCTGCGGTCAGACTGGCGGGGATAGCTGCCCTGACTGTGCTGTGGTAATGGGCGACGCAACGTATCAGGAAACCTTTAATGAAGAAAATCTGGATGAATCTCAGGAAAAAGATCCGGAGGAAATGGAAGGCGCTGAACATCTGCACAAGGAGAACGCTGGCAGCGATCCGCATCACAATTGCAGTGATGAAACTGGTGAAGCGTCAGCTCCTGTAGCAACTGAAATCATGTGGCCATCATATTTCGAACCAGGCCGCTATGAAAACCTCCCGAACGAGGTTTATCACTCTGCCAATGGAATAAGCAGCACAATGCTGAAGGATGCTCGTATCAGCCTGATGTATTACCACGGACGGCACATTGCCGGAACTATTCCGAGTGAGGAAAGTGATGCATTGCTGCGTGGGCGGATCATTCACAGCTATGTTCTGGAAACGGATAAGTTCGCTGATGAATATGCTATTCCGGTACCGGTTCCTGAACATGTGGTTACCACTTCTCACGAACTGATCGCCATTATCAAAAAACACAATGCCAGTCTGCCAGCACTGATGACACCAGAGCAGATGAAAGAGTGGATCGAAAGCTACAACAGCACTCTTATCCAGCCACTGTCGGTAAGTGCTGGAGCCGAAGAAACAGGCATCCTTTACGGTTCGCTTCCGGTGGAATTCCAGCGTATTCCGGAGGAGGAGAAACATACTGCATCGGCAATGAAAGCCTGCATTAGAGAATACAATGCAACCCTCCCTCCTCTGTTGAAAACCAGTGGAACACGGGAGCAACTTCTGGAGCAAATTGAAACTATAGATCCAGAACTGGCGAAAAAAGAACGTGCTAAATCTTTGCCTTACAACATCAGTGGCACGAAAGAGCAATTAACCGAAATCGCCCGGAAAATTCGCCCGGAACTGGTTACCCTGGAGGACTGGCAAAAACGCCAGCAAGAAGAAAACGCCGGGAAAACGTTTATCAGTTCAGATATGTATGAACAGGCAAAAAATATTCACGCTGCACTGCAAAACAATACTGATGCAGCAAGGCTACTCAACCACCCGGATCGCAAATCTGAAATCAGCTATTTCGGGTTTGATGAAGAAACCGGG